AGGGCAGTAGTGAATCATATCATTTGTCGAGGTGGCAATTTGGACTGGTGTTGCATCACCGCCACTTTTATCAAAGTTCCCATAAAGGAGCCTTTGGTTTAAGTAGCCGACTCTCTTCATAAAGTGAGAACCATTTGCACGGTTCTTTACTTCAAAAAGTTGAGAGTTTATCATTGCAGCACGGGTGGAAAGATAATTTTTACCTGTTGATAAGAGGAAACCAGCATCTGCTGCAGTTTCTTTAAAAACAGTGTAAAAATCCTTTGTACATTTGAATAGCATATCATCGCCATTCACAATTACATTGTTCCACATAGTACGACCTAACCTTTTACGGTATGTGGCTTCTTTTTTAGAAGAAGCACGCTCTATCCACCGTTCAATAGAACAGTGATAGACACTAAGGTTGATGCAACATAGAGCAGGAAAACTTAAGGGGTGACCCATTAGTTGACCTTCTATAGCAACAATCTCTGTTCCATCAGGATAAACGGCTGAAGACGTGTGCATTGCAACTGACGCTAAATTCTTAAGAGGCATGTTCTCTAAGGGGTCAAAGACCGCCATAGAACTAGCTTTCTTAAGTAAGTCAGTTGCAGCACTGTAATCAGCAGAGCACCAGAAAGGTAATTCGGTACAAGCAGATTCTATCTCATTCACACGACCTTCAAGGTCAGGAGTGAGCATAGTAGATGCGATACAATTCTTCCAATCGTCGATCATAAGACCTTGGACTGGTTGTAGTGAAGAGTATAAATAACCATCCCCTAATGAAAGAATTCGGAACTTTGCTGGTTCAGCAAGTGCCACAATTCTCACTTTTAGGGATTCAGGAACATCGCGATCTGAATGGATTAATTCGTAATATGAGTGTCGTAAGACCTTCTCATATTCATCATTTCTCCACTCATTTAGAGATATTCCTAAACTCGGAAGCTTCCCAAGAGTATCAAAATCAGTATTTTGACGCGTCTTAGGTCGCTCTCCACCCCAGGGCATTGAGTATCTGTCAACCAAGCTTAACGCACC